GACTCTTGGAACTAGACCCAATCGCCTCACACAGGGCAACACTACGGAATCCAGATGAAGGAGAGAACCCAACACCAAAGTGTTCACGTACAGGTTGTAGTATCTCAGAGCACACCCGTTCAAGATTCTTGATCTGTTCATCGTCTGGAGTGTTGTCGATACCCCTGCGGGTTGCTGTTTGGCTGCGAGTTAGTTCAGATAACGTGAAGTTTCTAGATAACCGCATCGTTTTAGCCTCGCATTTTGCCGATTGACTTCAAGCCAAATGAAGCGGCGATACTCGCCATGATTGACCAACTCAGCCACTCAGGTAGGTCTTCTCGTAGGAAACGAAAACCATCCTCAATGTACGGCTGGGCTGGAGGATAGAAACAAGCGGACAGCAAGCCCACGAAAAAAATTGTCCAGAGCTCGTCTTTCCACGAGTCTGCAGAGGCACGAGCTTGTTCTAACTCCCACGCCCCATCTTGTTCTACCTTCTTTGTCTGTGCCTCTATCTTGGCAACAGCAAGTTTCTGTTTGGCTTGTGCCTTCTCAGCGCGGTTCTTCATCCAAGTTCCGGCGAGATTGGTCACAGGCCCGATTAGTGCGTTCAACATTTTTTGTCCTTTTCGTGGCACGGGCATTTGCAGGTGTCCCTGTTGCAGGGAGCTTCTGAGCATTTAAAACAGATTAGCATTTCCACCGCCTCCGTGCTTGACGCAACCTACTGTTAGGATTCTTGGCTGCTTTTGGAAACTTTTTCATCTGCCCAGCGGAACGTGCACAGTATGACTTGCGACGTGCAGCACGGGCTTTGCTACGAGGTTTGTCCTCAGTAACTGCTGTCTTTAGCTTGCTGCCGGGATTCTTACGGCGGTAGGCAGCTACGCCCGCCTTTGTCATGCCCGCGCCAGATTTCGTAGAACGAAAGTTCTTCTTGTTGCGCTTGGGCATACTGTCTTTTTTACGTGGTTTCTTTTCTGCCATACTTATCTCCAGTAAGTCGGGGGAGCCCGAAGACCCCCCCAGTTCACTTACGCGAACGATGCCGCAGTTTCGGCAGTGCCGAGTTCTGCGATAACAGCAAAGACACGTACTTTACCGTCGAACGTTGCTGTGTTAGCAATCAGATCGATGGTGTCAGCAGCGGTGTACAGTTTCGCTGTACCTGCAGCGTTGTTGATCTCGTGTCCGGTAGCAGTACCGTCCAGAGCAGCAACGTACAGGTCGTCATCAGCGTCGTCACCCAAGTCAAGAACTGGAGAACCAGTGCTTGCAGCGGTGAGGACTTCAACACCAGCCATCAGAACCAGAGTGTTGGCTTTCATTTCGAAAACCTCAACTGAGTCTGAAGTAGTCAGGCTTGTGCTGGAGAAGTCAAGAACGACTTCAACAATTTGTGGCTTGATGCCGAGCGGAACGCCAGCAACAGCACCAGTTACAGTATATGTAGCCATAGTCTAGTCCTCCTCTAATCCAAGCTCACAACGCCACGAACGATGGCTTCAGGGCGAAGGACTTTGCGTCCAAACACGTGAAGACCACGAACGATGTCGCTGAAGGTTTCAGTTGAACGAACAACTTCGGTTTTCGCAATGTGCGAAGCCGTAGCAGTCGAGCTCATGTGACCGCCCAGAATAACATTTTCTGTGCCGTTTGTTGCCAGACCTGTCAGCGTTACTTGGTCTGTGCCGCCGCTTGAAACGAGGGCAGTAGACTTGTAGCACTGGAAGCCAGCGATGTTGCCCAACGATACAAGACCGTTACGCAGAGGTGAAGTTGCATCGCCCGTAACTTGGACTTCAGCAAACTTCGAACCTGCAGAAAACAGGTGCTTGTAAAAAGCTGGGGGAGCAACGAACCAACGGTTCTCTTCCGGAACAGACTGGTTGTCGAGGGCTTCAGCCATTTTCAACATTGTGTTGACAGCAGTGTCACCCGGAGATGAAGCACCACCGATGTCGAGGGCAGAAGCAAGAGTACCAATGCCAGCAACGGTAGATGTTGCAGCACCGGACTCGCCAGTCAGACCAGCGTCGGTTGCGATTTGATCCAAGACAACTGCGTCGTACTTACGCTTCAGCGAGTATGCACCCGAAGAAGTAGCAAGAGCTTCGAAGTTGACGTGGGATTGACGCTCTTCAATGTCGTCAATTTTGAACGCAAAAGCGTTTGCTTGGTCAACAACCATAGTAATTTGGTCGTCAGCCAAGTCTTGAGGGTTCACCACTGAGCCACGTGAGTAGCTAGAAACGGTGATGGTCGGCTCTTTAATGATCCGAACGGTGTCGCCAAAGTTTTCAATTTCACCAGCGTAATCGGTATTCGTAATATCTTCTGCAACCGAAGCACGACGGAAAAACTTGAGAACTTTCTGGCTAAAAATTTCCGGTGTAAAATTACCGGAAGGCAGGTTGTTATAACCTGATGCACTATTGAAAGCCATCTTATTATCCTTCCTATGTTAGATGGTTAAGCGTTATAGTCGATGCGCCCTTCTGCACGAGCCTTATCGAGTTCTGCTTCGTTGGCTTCAAACTCGTGAGGTTTCATGCGGCCTATCTCGGAGGCTTTCCACGTACGCTGCCCACCATCACCGTTGACGTTAACCTCTTTAGATTTACGTGTGGTGACGGAATCTGCGGCAGATGCAGATGGTCTACCTCTCTTCTTCTTTGACAAACCAGCGTCAGCCTTATAAAGATCGATGACACGTGCTGCCATCTTTGCGTCGGTGTTATTCTTATAGATAGCATCGCTCAAAGATGATGGTTGTTCGTCCAGCCACTCAAGAAACTTTTCGTCGTTACGGAGGTCATCAAAGTCCTCGTGATAACGCAGAAGCTCCTGATAGGCTTTCTGTACTTCCATGTCCTGTTCACGGGCACGTAGCTGTTCGACTTCACTACGAAGTTCTCCCAACTGACTGTCCGCTTTCAGGGCAGATACGGTCTCAACAATACCGTAGACATCCGGATACTCCTGTTTGAACTGCTCCAACTCGTCTAGGCTCTTAGGAGCTTTGAGTCGTGTGAGCGCATCCAGTTCAGGAGATGATTCTCCTTGTGCGGCGAGTTCGGCTTTCTCGTCCTTCCACTCAGATAGCTTTGTATCATAGTGTCGTTTGAGATCGTCGTATCGCTTCTTATAGTCTACGTCTTCTGATTTTTTGTCGGAGAAACCTTGTTCTTCGGGAGTAGCCTCCTCAGAGGGGTCCGCTTCTTGGGCTTCTACCTGTTCCTCGTCCTCGTCTTCCTTGTACACGTCGTCACGGTAAGAACCACGATAGAGGTTTGTATTGTTGATTGTTCCAAAGGAATCATTCGGTTTGTTGGCGCGGTGGCCTTTTGCTTTTGCCATGATACTTCTCCATTGCAGGGCCAATTAAGGGTAGCTGCTTCGGTTAGTGATATAGACAGGGCCGCTGGCGACGGGTAGCTGTCCTTACTTCTTAGGGATGAATCCCTGAGAATTCTTTCGTTGCTTTTGATAAGCAGTTTTTAATTCTTCATCTAAAGCGCGTATTGGCGGTAGTTTTGCGACTTCTGCGAATACAGCGTCTGCAATAGGTCGCGCCTTATCATCGGGAATAAGATCCTTTTTTAGCATATTAAACTTAAAAATTTCACGAGGATTAACTTCTGGGGCTTCAGAAGAAATTAAGTTTTTTATAAACTTCTGCATATAAGGCTGAGTAGCTCTTGATCCGTAAGTGTCAAATACTTGTGCAGTAAAAAGTTTTAATGCTTCCGAAGATAACTCGTCTTTGTAAGCCTCGTAAGTTCTACGATGAACATCTAAATGTAAAAGTCTTGCACGATCAGCTTGTTCCGGCGTTGTAAGGACGTATTTAAGAGTGCCTGTTTTGTCTCTTGTAAAGCTAGTTGTAGGTATTCCAACTAGTTTTTGATGTCCTTTATGCAACAATTCATGGTACAGGGTTGCGGAAACGTCTGTAGGATCAGTTTGTTCACTGTGTGCCCGTGTTAATATTGTGTCTCTGTCGGGGCCAAACCCTTTTATAGTTTGAGAATATTGACCTTTAAAATCAAAACTAGGGCTATCTAAAGTTTTGTAACCTTCACGTTTTGCGCGGTTAACTCGTTCAACGTCATAAAAACTGGGGCGTTCTTGAGATGCTAAGATCTGTTCTGCCTCTCTAATACTCATATTTCTCATTTCAATATATTCACTTGGCATCCTGCCTTGAGCGTCTTGAAATGCGGCACGTAGAACAGGGTCATTTTTAGACCTGTTAACTATGTCAACTTCAAATTCCAAATCAGCGAGTGCTAGAGCATCATCAGATATTGAGTTTACTTCTTTCTGAGGGACCTCCCTCTGTTGCTTCAACATGAAGTTAAAAAGATCTTGCTCACTCTCTAGGGGTATTTCTCCGCCATCAGCGAACTTTTTTTTTACGAACCCGCCTTCTTGCGCCATCTGAGGCTGTGGTGGAGCTTGTGGAGGTTGTGGAGGTTGTGGAGGTTGTTCTTGCGGTGGTTGTTGTTGAGCCTCTGCCTCCTGTTGGCGGCGGGCTACTTCACGTTTGCCTCTGTTGTTAATCTTCTCTAGAACGTCGTAGCCAATAATCTTAGCCAGAGTGGGCTCAATGTAGACTTCGCCCTTTGACACGAGCAGGTCTACTGCCTCTTCATCCCCGGCTTCGTCCTCGCCTGTAGATATCTCAACACCCAGCCGACGGGCCACACCCACTGCATCTAGAATCATCTTCTTGATGTCACCGTATCCTGCTACCTCTGCAGCGGCGGCGTTGATGATGAACGCTCCCTCTGGTACTTCCATCGGAATATCATCAGCTACAGTCTCCTCCGGCGAAGCGTTCTGAGATCCAATAACACCAGAGGGAGGTCCGTTGGGTGCCTCCTGCGGGATGGGTTCTTCTGTGGGAACTTGAGAAACACCACCTGTTGCTTTGGGGATAGGAGTCAGCAGACGAAAGTCTTCATTTACAGTTTCTCTACCTAACGATCCAAACGGTTGCGAATCATTAATGTTTTTTGATAATTTCTCTATTACCTCTTCTTGATCAGAGGCATTTCCTATCTGTATATTGGCTGCATTATAATCTTTTGCAAGATCAGGATTATTTTCGTACCAACTTCTTATTGCTCTTTCAGGTCTGAAACTACCGAAAACTCCTCTAGAAGGAGATTTTCCGGGTTCTTCAGCGGCCTTTTTTACAAAGTCAATTAAACTTTGTTCTGCTTTTAGTCCTCGCTCATACACTGGATCTGCCTGCGCTGACGATGGTTTTTCAGGAGGTAATTCTGAAACAAAGGGAGCTTTAGGAGGATCCTGTGTGGATGCAGTAGCCATCATCCCATCGACTTGCTGATCAGTGGTTGGAACCACCTTACGTCCTGATATACCCAGCATGGCTCTTCGTATGATCTGAGCCTCGCGGGATGTATCGTTATCGTCTAAAAAATATTCTAGCATGTTAAATCTTTACGGTTCTTGAGCCTATGAGGTATTTGCCTTCATGCAGTATGTAGGCGTAGTCAGTGCGTTCTTTGTACCTACCTTCTTGACGAGTATATTTTTCGACAACATCTCCGCTATTGGCAGAAACAAACGCTTTGGCTTGTGCCTCTGTTTTAAATGTTCTGGTGTATTGAGGAGTATACTT